TAAAGTTCAAAACTAAAATTATTGATGGTGAACGGTATATGATATGCCGTAACAGTATAGCTGATAAAACACATTGGTCCTGGCCACATCTAATGAATGAAGATCGATGTAACAGATATTCAGTGGTGTCAGGAGATACCACATCAATTTTATGTTACAAATGCACCATGAAGACAGTGCCACAACCGAAGATCAATAAAGGATATGTTTCGTCCGGACGTCCTCGAGGATGGCAATTCATGAAAGAGTTTGTTGATAAAGAAGGTAATGTATTTCATAAAGGAGTTGAGCAACCAAAACTCAAAGGTACAATGAAACCTACTGAGATCAAACCTTCCAATAAAAAGAAGTTGTCAAAGAAAGAGAAAGCGGAGCTAAAATTAGAGCTTCAGAAACAATTGGCATTTCATAGAGGTGCAATGAAGAAGGCAAAGTTGAAAAAGGATATTAAGTCTCATCACGTAAAAGTATCTAGAATTCAACGCAAGTTGAAAAAGCTGTAAGCTTTCTTTGATAGTTGATATATTTTTCTTATAATTAGATATGAAAGATATATACGGAGAATCCGGTCCATCAAAAATTATGAAAGAGATTGATACTGATACCGGTCATTTATATGAATCGCTGAATTATCAACTTGGCACATTACTGGATTATGAAGATTCTATTATTTATATGAATGAAGAAATATCTGACAGTAGTGTTACTGATCTGATAATTCGTATGCGAAGTTTACTTCAACACCGTAAAGATAAACAAGCACCGGTTAACATCTTGATTGATTCGCCCGGTGGAGATGTTTATGCTACTTTAGGTATTATTGATTACATTGAGCAATTGGATGTGAAAGTGAATACTCTTTGTCGTGGTAAAGCATTTTCAGCAGCAGCGATTATATTAGCATGCGGAACTGGAACCAGAATGTGTAGTAAACGAAGTACAGTGATGTTGCATCAGACATCAAGTTTCTTAGGAGGTAAAATGTCAGATATATCCGCATTCCTGGAGAATGTGAAAGTAATGGAAAATACCATTTATGATATCTTAGCAGAAAAGACGAAGAAGGATGCAGCTTTCTGGAGAGAGAACATGAAATCGGACATGTTCTTAACTTCTGAACAATTGTTATCTTATGGTTTAATTGATCAAATAATTTAAAATGTTAACAGCAGAACAAATACATCAGAATTGGGAAACGTTTCAATCACAGATAAAAGAACTGTTTCCAGGCAGAGCAGATGCCTTAGCTAAACTTTATGATGACTTAGGCGAGCGCATGGCATTGGCTCCTGCATCATCTATATCACATTTTCATAATGCATTTGAAGGCGGATATGTGGATCACATATTACGTGTAATGGAATTTGCAAACATGTTGTATGATGTGTATGAAAAAGCTGGAATGGATATGCATGGCTTCACAAAAGAAGAACTGATGTTCGCAGCTGTACATCATGATCTAGGTAAAATTGGATTTCCTGGTGATGGTGGAGAAATTTATCAACCTAATGACTCAGAATGGCACAGAAAAAATCAAGGTCGGATGTATAAGATCAATGAGAACAATCCATTCACCATGGTTCCAGATCTGAGCATTTGGTTGTTACAGAAATATGGTATTGAAATGACCTGGAACGAATTTCAGGCAATTCGTATTCATGATGGTCTATATGATGAAGGTAATCGCCCATATTTCATTTCCAGATCAGAGTCTAGCAAATTGAAAACCAACATGGTAATGATCTTACATCAAGCAGATATGATGGCATCACGAAAGGAATATGAAGCTTATCGTGATAAAAAACCATCAGCTTCAATACCTAAACGTTCGACACGAACAGGTAAGAGCAGTATCTCATCATCTAACAAACCAATGAACACAAAAGACATGTTCAATGATCTATTTGGATAAATTATGATAGCAGCAGTAATCACAACGTCGGCATTGTTATTGGCATCAATTCTATTAAATTTCAATCAGATGCGTAAACAAGAAAAACTGGAAGAGTATATTGAAGATTTGGAAAGTTCCAATACTAATTACTATACCTTTTATAATGATTTAAAAAAGATATCAAATGAATCTTATTCTAGAATGCGCCAGATTGATCGAATAGGATCGTTTGAATCAGATGATGAAATTGGTTTCATATTCAAAGACATCAAACTGATAATAGAAGAACTTAACAGGAAGTTTTAATGAGCAGTGTAGATCAATTTTATGAATGGTATAGGACTGAAGGCAGTCAGAAAGAATTGGAACTTTCTAAAAACAAGAAATACAAACGACAATATTTCACTTTCGTAACTGAACAAGCCATACATGCTTATAATGGAGAAGAAAACAAATATAAGCGAGACAAAATCTTCAAAGAATACATCAATTATCCATTTCATAAGTTAGTGGAGAATGTGTATCACACTTTCAAGTTCACATATTTTGATGTTCCTTATGAAGATGTACAGAAAGAGGTCGTGGCTTTCATGACAGAAAAAATCAGCAAGTTTCAAGAAGGCAAAGGTAAGGCATTTTCTTATTTCACTATCATTGCTCGAAACTATCTGATCATACAGAACAATTCCAATTATAAGAAACTCAAAGCCCGGGCGACCACAGATGCCATTGACATGGAACGTGATCTTGACACTGAAATGAATCTATCAGATCATCAGGAAAATCTTAAAGATTTCATCGATCTTTGGGTTGCTTGGTATGATAAAAATTTGAATAAACATTTCACGAATGAACGTGATATACAAATTGCTGACACAGTGTTAGAACTATTTAGACTTCGGGCAAATCTGGAAAGTTTCAATAAGAAAGCATTGTATATTTTGATCAGAGAACGTACTGGCATGAAAACACAATTCATTACTAAAGTTGTGAACATCATGAAAGCTCAATTCGAAGAGATGTACAAAGAATACCTACGGACGGGGCAGTTAACAGAAATATAATGGTTTCATATTTATAGAAAAGGATCTATGAGTACGGAATTTGAACTGTTTAAGGGGACCACCTTTTCTGACTTGATGAAAGACATTTATCATAATTCTAAACGCAAGTCCAGACAGATAGAAGGTCTTATCAAAGAACTGCAGCCTATGATCAACAATGTCGGTGATGCCACTGTCATTGTACCAATGATCAAAGATTATCTGGAAGTGTCAGTTAAAAATGATGATGCATTAGTTAAACTGGCAGCTGTAGTGCAGCGATTAGTAGCAGGTAACAAACGCGATGATGAAGGTAGTCTACTTCTTACAGATGAAGAACGTGATCAACTTCTTAAAACTGCAGAAGAAGAAATTGAAAAACTAAAAACAGATGATAAAGTAGAATTTAAGGATATCCATGATAAGTACGAATAGAGCCAATAACGGCCCGTTAAGTTTAGTTACAGGAACTGTAGTTGAATTTTACGAGCAGAATTCATATGTGAATACAGCTCAGTATGGTATCATATATGTAGCCACAAATACAGGATATGTTACAGCCTACCCTATCAATGTTAATTCATTCAAAGTACCATTACCAGGAGAAGTTGTGTTGTTGCTACAAGGACCTCCTTCAGCAACTGCAGAAGAAGCGGGGCAACAACATTATTATATTTCTACAATAGACACATTAAATAATATCAATCATAATGTGTCGCCAATACCCAGAGCTCGTATTCCTCAAATAGTAGATTCGGCTGCAAAAAACGCTGTGAAGTTGGATCAAGGTTTACTAAGAAGAAATTATCAACTAACCAATGATGCTGTAGATGATATAGATCTTCAAAACAAACAAGATATAGATGGCCAAACCGATGAATACATAGATACTATTAAACGTATGTTGTTACCTGAAAATATGACTTCGTTTAATAGTAAAGATGTCAAACCTTTACAACATTTTCAGGGAGATCTATTACAACAAAGTAGATTTGGTAATGCAATAAGATTATCTTCAACACATACTATCAATGTTAATTCACCAGGTGAATATGAAAGATATCCTTATTGGAAAGGCGAGCAATCAAACGATCCCTTCATTGCAATAACATGTGGTATCAATGACAATGATGCTTCATTTTTTGCTATTGAAAATCCAGATGTAGATGATAGTAGCATCATGTTGTCAAGCAGACAACGAATTCAAAACATGACCTTGTCTCAGCCAAAACGTGTTAAAGGTTTCACAGCCATGACTGAGTATGCCAATCCACAGATTGTGATCACATCTGACAGGCTTGTGTTCAATTCTAAGCAAGATGAAATACTGTTGTCAGGTAAAAAGACAGTCGGTATTGCCACACCAGGATGGGCCATGGATATGAACAAGATGTTTGACATCCTAGAAGGCATGTTGTCAGAATTGGCAGCATTGACATCGGCACAAGCCACCTTTGCAACAGGAGTAGGCCCTTCTGGTCCATCCACAAATGCCCAGGCAGTACAAGAACTGTTAGGCAGTTTACGAAACATGAAACAATAATAGTTATATGCCATTATCAGAATCAAAATTAGCAGAAGCTTTAACCGAACTATATGATAGCTCGGCTTATAAAAATGCAAATACTGC